TTGAGCGACTCAACAGCCTGTTTGGTGAGGCAACGCCGATCCAGGATCAGGTGGCCTTCGTGAATCAGATCTTTTCAATCGCCGGCGAAAGCGATGTGGTGATGGCTCAGGTGGAAAGTAACACCCGTGAGCAGGCTATGAAAGGCAACCTCCCCGGTGCGGTTCAGCAAGCGGTGGTTCGTGCTTTGTCCAGTCATCAGAAGCTGGCAACCCAGGTGCTCAAGTCTGACCGTCAGGGCATGACCGCATTGGTTGATATGGTGTATGACCTGCTGCGCGAAGGCAAAGACATCGACCTGGATATGGATTAAGCCGATGCTTGACCTGCTGAATCTGCCAGGCATCAAGCCTGTCGATATGCGCCACGAAGGCAAGTGCCTTGTGATAGTTGCTGAGCCGGTAACGGTCGAGGTGCCATTATGTGGGGACTGCAACACCCCTATGCACAGACACGGTACGCGCAAAAACAAGTTCATGGACACGCCGTTGTACATGGAGCCCGTCCGCCTTGAAGTTCAGCGCCCGCGATTTCGCTGTGAGTCGTGCGGAAAAATGTCCATGCCGGAGTTGAGTTTTCTGGATGACAAACGCCGAGCCACCAAACGGCTGGTCGATGTCATTCGGCAACAGTGCCTGGGAACCACCTTCCATGCTTTAGCCGAGCAAACTGGCGTGGCGGTGAATACTGTCAAGAATATTGCCCACGACCTGATAAACGAACTATCGCAAACCGTTCGCTACGAAACCCCCGTTATTATGGGTATCGACGAAGTGAACCTCGCCGGCGGGTATCGCTGTGTAATCACCAATCTGGCAACCAACAACGTCTTTGATATGTTGGAGCATCGTACTCAAGAGCACCTGAAGCCCTTCTTCAAGGATTTGCCGGACGCTGACAAGGTGGAATGGGTCTGTACCGATATGTGGCGGCCCTTCAAGCGTTCTTTTGCTCAATACCTGCCCAACGCCAAACTGGTGATCGACAAGTTCCATGTCGTCAAGATGGCCTCTGAAGCCCTGGAAGTTGAGCGCAAGAACTATCAGGCTCAGTTAAGCAAAGAAGAACGGATTTACGTCAAAAAATCCATTCGCTGGCTCACCCTGAAGCGGCCCGGTAACCTGACGCCCGCAGAACAAAAGGCGCTGGAAGTCGTGAAGCAGGCGATCCCTGAGCTTGCCGTAGCCTATGATTTCAAGGAAGCCTTCTTCCGCATCTACGATGAACTCGACAAGCAGAATGCTCAGAATGCCTTTGAAGCCTGGGAGAATAGCTTGCCAGACCAAGGGCTAGTGGCATTCAAGAAGCTGGCTAAAACGGTTCACAACCATTACGACGACATCTTTGCCTACTGGGATGCGCCGTTCTCAATCACCAATGGCTATACCGAAGGGCTCAACGGTCTGATCAAGATGTCCAACCGGTTAGGTCGGGGTTATAGCTACCCCATCATTCGGGCAAAGACGCTGTACTCCAAAGAAGCCCGAAAGGTCGGTAGTGGTATTCGAGCAGGTCACGGCAAGGTGGAATATGGGCCGCACATTCCGACGTTGTTGAAGCAGGCAGAGAGCGGGGAGCTGGATTAGCGCGAGAGAGTTGCATCAGAGAATCCAACCAATGTTAGATTCTGGTGAGGCAATGAAAACAGAGCAATCCAACCAAAGGCTGCATTTGACCTGACCAAGAATCCAGGGTCAGAATGGGCGAATTCCAACCCTAGAATGCAAATAGCCTTTACTTCATCAACCGTAGCGAGAATGACTGACGGATCAGATTTTAGCTCAACATCGGCGGTATTGTTTACAGCAATCCAGAGGTTTACAGAGTGCAAACGCCCAGACCCCTCGGTAAGCTGCGGCTTGTATGATTCAGGTAGGTTTGCAACAGCAAGGCAAACCCCGGCATCATCATATAAGGCGGCCTCTCTTAACCAGAACCCGCCAGCCTGGGCGGGAATAAGCATCTCAGCACGGATAATGTTAGCCCTCTGTTCGACAATAATCAGTCGATTCAGCGGTGCGCGGTAAACCTCATTAACTAACTGCGTTTGCTCCGGATTAGGCTCGGGGAGACTTCCGCCGCCATCACCTACGGCCATAACCGAAAACCCGACCGGCACTCCCGATAAGGCGGCCGCCGCTAGTGCGGCCTCTCCGGCTCCGGTCAGAATAGCCGAAAATTTCTTACCCGCCATACAACCCCCTTATGCCATTTCCAGCAGATATTTCTGTACGGCAATATGTTGTTCTGTTGTCAGAGAGCCATTAATTAAAACCACCGACTTAAAATCGGTTGATAACCCGGAGTTGTTATTATCCGTTTTACAACCGATTAAAATATCTTTATCCCCTGCTGCAATATCTCCCGGCACGGAGGACGCACTAGAAACATATTTCCCGGTAGAGGGGTCATAAATGGCAATCGTAATCGTCCCCTGGCGAATAAACGAAGTGAACGCAAAAAAATCGCCCACCTGAATAGATTCCGGGAATGAGGCATAGGCATAGGCTGGCCCCGACACCCCCGCATTCTGGAGCGCTACCAAAAGACGCCCGTCAACTGCTGTACCGATGCCAAAACCATGCGCATTCGCTGCTGCGCCAGAAAAATCTGCCACGGCATAGGTGTTAGCTCCCCCGCCTGCCGCTGCCCTGCGCATCACCCCTGCGACGGTCAGCGCGACCGGGGCCTTGTATTGGGTATTAAAGTAATTATCGCGACTTACGGTAACAAACCCTTGCGAGTTTTCCACAACCCCGTTAACCATCAGCGGTTTATCAGAATCAAAAGAGTTGAGAGTAATATCACTGGTGTTTGTCCCCCAATAATACCCGGCAAAAGGGATGCCATCCGTTTCAGGAAAATCCTGAAACCAGTTTATTTTTTCAAAGTCAGCCATCATTTTCATGCCCGCTTTAAAGGGGACGGGGCCGCCGAGAAAAAGAGATGTAAACATATTTACTCCTGATAAAATTTTTCTTTAGCCATTCGGGTAATGATATATGCGCCTTTGCTGCTCAGGTGTAATGTGTCCTGCCATGCACCGGCGGAGTTATCATATCGTTTCGGGAATAATTCATACCCGCTGATAAAGTTGATGTTATTTTTCAGCGCCAGCTCGCGCATGGTTTTATCATATTCAGAAAGGGCAGGCGTTCCCGATGCGCTGCACTGTCCCGGCGATACCAGGCAAATACAAATATCAGGTGATGCCTCTTTGTGTTTATCAATAATTGTCTGAATGCCGTTTCGATATTGTTCCGTCCCGGCAGACTTACGAAAATCATTCGTTCCCAGCACGATAAACAGTAAATCAATCTCCAGAGCTGACGCGACAGGGGCGATCCAGTCTTTCCAGTTGAGATAATCCGACGCCATTGCTCCGCCATTCCCCATGCGGGAGACAGTAACACCAGACTGATTCGACGCATCTTTACCGTACATCCCCAGGATAGACACAACGCCATTCCCGGCAGTCTGGATTTTCACGGTATGTGCAACGGAAACCAGGCCGCTGATCTTATGCGCCAGCGCCTTACCTGTATTGCCGCCGGTGATGGTCGCCACCGTAATATCGTCAATGATGATGCTGAATGACCCGGTTCCGTCGTAATAAAACAGCGTCAAATCGGTGGCCTTAACCCCTGACCAGGTCATATACGCCACGCTGCCGGTATTGTACATGGCGTTCCCGTCAGGGCCTGCACCATAACGCGGCGCGGCATTATTGTGCTCGTTGTCACCGTCATAGACAGTAAACCCGCTGGTTTTCAGCGTAATACCGGCCATGACGCCATCGCCGCGCGTAGAGCAACTTATCCAGCCTGGGTCTTTATACTTCCCGCCCATCTGATTCAGGAACGACAGAGGGATAGTGTTTTTTTCCGTCCATGAATCCCCCGTCCAGGCATAATGAATCCCTACTTTCTCGCCGACAAATAAACGCGCAAACTTATACTGTAGCCGGTAGGTATCGCCCTGAATAAAGGTTTTATCTGTCACTTCACCGCTAACGGTTCCACCGCCACCATCACCAACCAGATTCTTAATAAACGCCTGTAATTGTGGCCCCAGCCCGGCAGCGTCAGGGAATCCATCGTCAAACCAGAGCGGGACAACGTCGTTATCGCCAAAGCAGGCGGGAAAGAATTTAGGATTAAAGTTTTTTTGCGGGAGATATTGTCGCGCCCACATATTCGGTATTCCGGCGACAAACTCCTGTAATTGAGGCCCTAATCCGGCGGCATCGAGACAGCCATCATCCAGCCAGAGCGGCACGACATCATTGCTTCCGTGAGCCAGAGGCAGCATCTTGCCGCTGAATGACCCCGGCACGATTCGGCGATCCACATACCCTTTCCCTGCATAGAATGCGACCGGTACTGCAACGCCGTCAGCATTCAGGTAGAAAATAAACGACTCATCAGCCTCAGGCCCCTGAGCCACGCGGAAAATTTTACCGGCGGGCGTGGCGGCACGCCCGGCAATCGTCCCGTCCGGGTCTTCTGCTGTTTTGAAGAAAGTGGATTCCCGATAATCGGTAAACCCTTCCAGCATCGTTTTCAGGAATTGTGTACGGGCGGCTAACTGCTTTGCCTGAATATTAGCGGTACCCGTTGCACCGCCTTCAACTTTATCGAGACGGGCAATCTGATAAATTTCATCAGCCCACTTAATTGTTTCGGTAATTTTCGTCATATCACTTTCCTGAAAAATAAACATTGCCGGAATAATGCTGCTGACCGTCGTAACAAATACTTCCATCTGGTTCAAAACCGGGAGGATAGACAGTCACTGTATCCCCCTCGGTTATAACCACCCCTGCTAATGCCGCCCCCCTGGTACTGGTTGCGATAATCAGTTGCGCCAGATGTCTACTCACTGGCTTGGCATCACCTACCAGCCGGTTTAATTCGTCCAGGGTTTTTGGTGTCACCCCTACTTCATTAACATCAATCTCAAGCCGGAAAGTTCCTGGTTCGTCTCCGACGTCGAACCACTCCGCAAACGTCGCAGAAAACCCCATATCTTCAATTACTCGCCGCACAGCTGCGCGTGTACCCTTCCTGCGATGAAGCCAGTAGGATTGCTGGATTGACGCTATTTTTTTCTCTGCCGGCCAGTTCTTATCCCACCGATCAACCGACAGCGCCCACGCCAGATACGGCAATAAATCAACCGGGCATGCCGTCGGCGTCCACAGCGTGCGAATGGCTACCGTGATTCCGGACAGCTTCGCCGTGGCAGCTTCGGCGCCACGCATCCACGCGCTGGCAGAAGGAGGAAGAAGCGTGTTATTCATCCGTTCCGCCGTTTTCCAGGTTGTAGCCGATATTCCTGGCCGCCTGGATATCGCTGATCCTGATATCGTCCGGCGGGGCATTCAGCACAACACGCTGTACGCCCTGGACATGTAGCGCCGCTGAAATGGCGGAGCGCGCCACGTCTCTGCTGATTTTTTTATCGTTCTGTTTCAGGAACTTTTGCAACGATGCATCGGCCGCATTGATGATCGGCTCTGACTCTGGCCCCGGATACAGGTACAGCGTGGCGTTAATCTCATAATCGACAATCTCAGCGCTGCGCACCGTCACGCGATCACCCAGCGGGCGAACCTCTTCATCATTTACCGCTTCGGTAACTGCGGCGAGCAGTTCTGGCGACGCGGTACCGTCACCCTCCGTGGAGAGCACCGCAACAACCACCTCCGCCGGTGCCGGGCTGGAAGCCCTGGCATCAGCAACTTTGCCGCTGGCACTGCGGGCAAAATATTCATAGGCCGCCGATGGCCCGGCAACACTCATGCCCTCAAAAGCAGCCTGTGCTCGCAGGCGTAACGCCTCGTCACTTTCCATTTCGGCATCGGTTGTCTCGGTTGCTTCGGTCTTGATCAGGCGTTCGGTATCGAGATTCGCCGCGATATTATCCAGATCGTCGCCGGTCGAATGACTCAGCATGCAGGCGGCCGCCCCTTCATTAATGCGCTGGCGCAGTAACATCTCGCGATATGCCAACGCCTGGGCGAGCACGTTCAATGGTTCGGACTCCAACGCCAGGGCGGCAATAACAGCGGCCTGCTGATCTGCCGGATAAGCAGCTACCATCACTGCTTTCACCTCGATCAGAATTTCTTCAAAATCCAGTTCCTCGATAATGGTCGGCTGCGGCAGCTGCGAGAGGTCAATTGTCGGCATTTTTGGCACTCCTTAACGTTACCGATCTGGTGCTCTTTTCCATGCTCTCGGTCAGCATGCCGGATAATTCCGCCGTTACTGCGCCTGAGGCCGAATAGTGAATATTGATAGCGTCCAGCGCGATCCGCGGCTCCCATGCAGCCAGCGCGATAACGGCGGCGCTCATCAGTTGCAGGCGAGTGACGTCGTTCTGCGGGCTGTCGATCAAATCCGGGCAAAGCGAGCCGTAATTGCGGCGCATAATGCGCGTATTAACCGGCGTCAGCAGAATATCGCCCACGGACTGCCACACATGATCTTCATCCGTCAGCGTCCCGGTGCCGTTCGCATTCATACCGCGATAGCGCTCACTCATCGGGTGCCCTCCGTCCAGTCACCACCGCGTTCAACTTTGCCGTGATTGTGGTTATCCACCTGCACGCCGTTAGAGATAAACGCCCCGCCGGTATGATTAAAATCACCGCGCATTTCCCCGCCTTCGGTGATATCAAGATTTTTCGCGCGCAAAAGGTTGGTGCAGTTCACCTCCGGCGTATCCAGAGTGACGATCACCGACGCCTCGATCGCCGCCGATTTAATACCCGTCACCTGTAAGGCGCCCGCCTCGGCGTCATAACGAAAACGCGCACCATCAGGAGCCGTGACCACCATTTCATTACGCGTCGCGCCCGGCGCCGGATTGTCGTTGCTGTACAGGCTGCCGCCAATGATGGCGGTATCCGTGTTACCGCCGAGACACAAGAGCCAGACCTGCTCGCCAATGGACGGCGGCACCCAGACCTTAAATGCCCCGGCCCGCTGCGCGTTCCAGCGCAGCCAGGTCGTTTCCAGTCCGCCGCTCTGTACCCGAACGCGCCATTTTTCCTCGTCGATCTCCGTCACCGTACCGGTGCGGCCGATGTTCTCCAGCAGGCGGATCAGTTCGGCAATATCCATCAGCGCACTCCCAGCGAATCAATCACCTGCCGGGCAATCATCATTCGATCCGTCTTACTCAGGCCCAGCAGTTCACGGCGGGGATAGCTCGCCATCGCGCCGCTATCATTCACCCGGTCACGCAATCCATACTGGTGAACGCGGGCAATACGGGCCGCCACGCCAGTGAATCCCACGCTTGCCCCTTCAGAGGTGGCGCGAGCTTTCAGAAAACGCGCGGTGCGCAGGCGGCGGAACATGGGATCGGCTTTCGTCGTATCGCGGCGAGTCTCGTTGAAGCTGATATCGAGATAACGCTCGATATCAGCACGGTAAAACGACCGCACCGCGCCTCGCCCTTCATCAAATCCGGTCAACATGCGGCCACGACTACCACGCGTCGCCCGCCAGTTACGCAAGCGGCGCTCTTCCCCCTGCCAGATAAACCCGATCCCGGCCTGCGAACGCAGTACCCGGCGGTGCCGCTTCTGGTACGGTGTGCCGTCCGGAGCAACCTGCTTACCGATCCGCTGGCTCTGAGTACGGCGCAGCGTGGTGGCAATGCCTCTTGCCGTGCGCAGGCGACGTGCTGGCGTCATAGCGGAAAGGATTTCCGCGAAGACCTGATCAAGCTGTTGAAACAGCGCAGCATCGTTGCTCACGTCATCTCCCCCTCATAGCCCGGATCAAAGACCACTTCCCACTCACCGCCATTAATACGCGGACGGTCTTCCGCCAGGTGCGTAGCAACGGGTTTTCCGTTGACGTTCTCCACCATGACGCGTTCCCAGACCGGCACCTTAAACAGCACATCGGCCATGTCATCGCTGATAATGTCCGCGTCAAACTCAACTTTGCGGTTATTGTCCGGATTGAGCAGCAAATCAGGCTGGTAATGCCATACCCACGCCATAATCGGCAGCATGAGATCATCTACCTGCCCCGGAAAGTCCACGGCCAGCACCTGGATGGTGTAGTGATACATAAACGAGGGTTCGCCGGTCGCCTGCGCCTCAATACTCCCCTTCTCAACCCAGACGGTGATCAGTTCAGGGTTGGCCTTACACCAGGTGTTTGCGGCGATCAGCGCCTCGCGTAACAATTCGGCTTTTTTCATTTCATCCCCCGGGCTATTCGCCGCAGTTCCAGCTCCCGAATGCCCGCCTTATCCGCGTTGCAGGTATCCAGCGCATCAAGTAGCGCATCAGACCAGATCACAAGATTCCCATAGCGCATCGGCCTGGGCGGTGGCGCTGGCGTTTCAGTTTTTGCCGTCAGGCTTTCTGGCAAAGGCTCCTGAATGATCACCGGCGGCGACTTCGGCGGCGCGCTGGTACAGGCTGTCAGCGACAACGTCAGGCACAAGAGCAGCAGCGCAGGGATCGCCGGCCAGTTCAGTTTTGATATTTTCACGACGTTTCTCCCCGGCTTCGTTACGCTTTTGCCCCAGCGATTTCACACTGGCTTCAATCTCGCTGACGTCCTGGCGCAGCGCCCGCACTTCGGCCAGCACATCGCTGGTCTGGTTCAGTTTTTGGTTAGCGTCTGCCAGCGCTCTTTCTGCGGCTTCGCGCTTGTTGGTTTCCGTGGTTAACCGGATGCAGGCCACCGCCAGAAGGACACAGATCACCGTGATAACGGCAATCAACCCCTTCATTTCGCCCCCTTAAACACAGGATCTGACAAGCACCACTCCCGGAACTCTTCCCGGCGGTTGACCAGTCCCTGCAAGCGCCTGCCGCCTGAGTTAACAAAATCCGTTACCCGCTCGCAGACGCCGCGCCAGTCAGCCGATTGCGCATTACGCCAGATCGTCGTTCTAACCTTCTTCCCTTGCCTGTTGGTGTACCAGGCAAGCCCGCTACAACCGACATTAAATGCGCTATCGGTCAGCGCCTCGAAAACGCGCTGCGGTGCAGCTGCGCCGTTAAACTCGCGGTTAACGCACCGTTCCGCGCGCATCAGGTCATTCACCCAGCGCTCGGCAATCTCCTGCTCGGCATACTCCCGGTTCTGCACTTTCCCGGTAGAGCCGATCCCCACGGTTAATACGCCTGCCGGGCAGTAATACGGGGTCTTGCGACAATCCTCATATTTCGCCATCTTCAGTTGCGCTTCCGGGCTGGTACGCAGTGACTGCGGCCAGAGCAAGGCGGCCAGCGAGATAATCGCGGCGACAGAGCAGGCAATAACGCCCTTTTTCATCGTGGCGCCTCCCTGATAGTGCGGATCAGCTCTTTCACGTCCTGCCGGTTTTCCGTGTCGTCGCGAATGGCGTCTATCAAATCGTTCAGCAGCACGTTATTGGTTTCATGGATACGGGCCATACGGCGGCGATGCATTTCACCTAACACCGCCACCACTACTCCTGTTACTGCCGCAATAGCCGTCAGCCAGTCCTTTTGCGTCATCATTCCGACGCTGCCGAGGAACACCGACCAGAGGTATGCGGCCCAATTCCAGGCGCGGTTTATTAACTCCATAGCTGCACCGTCTCCTTTGTCGCCGAGGCGCTTACCTCCGGCAGTTCCACCACCTGCCCGGCCTCCATGAAGATCTGATCGGCCAGTGACTTGTTCACAGCAAGCACAATCTCGGTGACACCCTGGGTGGTGCCGTAATAACGCTGGCAAAGCAAATCCACCGTATCGCCCTGTAAAGCCTTTACTTTCATCAGAATGCCTCCGCAGAATTGCGAACTTCACCGCGAATATCGGAGATAGCCCAGCGCGCATCACGCCAGTGATCGTTTGCCTGGCTTGCCAGCGCAGCGGCTTTCTTCTCCCCGGCGTCGCCGGTCGTGTCCACATCACGGAACGTTTCGATCAGCAGGGCGCGGGCTATGCTGTAAACCGCGCGGCGCCAGCGGTAAACCTTCGCGCTCTGCCCGTTAATTTCCATTGCTGGCACGGTATCCAGTGATGCAAATCCGGCGTTCTGCTGTTCGATCCGCCAGGTATCGAGCTGGTCAGCGGTATGGCCCACCGCCTCGATAACAACATGCTTCAGCCGCGAAGTTGTCACCGTGCCAGTGATGCGCATCTCTTTACGGGCATCGCTCAACACGATTTCGGGCCAGAACACACCGGCGGTGACTTTCTCGCCGCCGTCGTTCACATCCGGCACATCCTCTGCTGAGGGGGTTATTGTGCGGGGGGCTACAAGGCTCATGGTGTAGTCTCCAGAAAAGGTGGCGGTGAGCGGACGGAGAAAAGAAAACGCAGTGCGTTGCAGATCTCCGACCGCGCCGCCAGCGCACGGGGCGCAAGTCGATTATTTGTTGGCGGCAGGCGCTTTTTTAGTTGTGGTTTTGCGCGCCGCTGGTTTTTTGGCTGTGCTTTTACGGACGGTTTTAGGCGCGGGCTTTCCGGCCACCACCGCCGTAACCGGTGGTGCTGCATGGCCATCACTCTGCCCCTCTTCGCCATCGTCGCCAGCAGACTCACCCCCGGTAATAGTCGCAGCAGCGGTTTTCTTCAGTTGGCTGGCGAGTTTGTCGATCAGCTTTTTCACTCCTGCGCCAGGATCCATGATCAGTGCAGTACGCAGCAGCCCTAGTGCGGTTTCCTGCTCGGCAGGCGTGCCGTTGCGCAGTGCAAAAGCGCGTGCTTTGTGGAGTTTGGCGCGCACCATATCTGGCATATCGCTGGCTGCGGTAAACTCGGCTACTTCATCGAGCACCGCCAGATATGGCGATACGTCTGTGCTGTCGTCGGCCTTAACCTGAACCAGGATCGGATCACAAATTTCATCGACCAGAGCTGTCGCCGCCGTGCGGTTAAATCGGTCTGGCATCGCCAGGTTATGCGCGATAACGTAACGCCCGATTCGCGCCGCCAGTGGATAATCACGAACATCTATCGCCCAAATCATCAGGCGCGTGATCACTTCATCCTGGCGGCCGCTATTACCTTCGAGCGTTCCCTCAATCCACCCCTCGTAATTGGGTAGTATCTGGCGCTTAAGCGCGGCTTTCGCCTGCTCGCCCTGAATTTTTTTAAGCGCGGCCATATCCATGCGCATGCGGTGCAGGATCTGCTCATGCGCAGTGCGCGCCGTATCGGACAAATCCTCAGCCTTGCCATGACGTTCAGCCATGACGCGTTGAAAATGTCGTTGTGCCGGTGTCAGCATTGTTTCTTCCCCGATGAACGGCGGGCCGAAGCCCGCCAGTGTGCGGTTACGCGCCGCCTTCCTGCGCCTCGGCAAAGGTGATGCCGTCGATAAATGCGACGTTGCCGTAGTCCTCGATCACAAAGTCATCGTTTGAGGACTGGTATGTCGCGATGCGGTTGTACTCCGGCTCTTCCTTGATCGTCCGGCGCAGTCCGCCGCGCTGGTAGTACACCGACAGGTTTTTAAACGGCGTGATCAATACGCCATTGACCGGGAAGTAAGGCGCAATGAAGGTAGGCATGTTGCCAACGCGTTCCTGCGCAACAATCAGCTGACCGGCCAGCATTTCGGTGTTCGGGTTGGTCTGGCTCATGGCGTTAATAGCCGGGAAATTACCGGTAGTCAGCAGGTCGCCTGCCAGGATCACCACGTTATCCGGATTGCGCTTGTGCCATTCATCCATAAGGCTGTTTTTCGCGTCATAGACCGCAGCGCCGAGGTTGCCGTAGGTACCTTTCGCAATGACTTTGTTATCTTCATCGCGTGAGGTGATGGTGACGCCGGAAATAACGCGGTGAGAGGCTTCAGTGCGGATTTTCTCCAGCCAGCCAATGCCGCAATCCTGCAACAGTGGGTTAGCGGCACGATCTGACGGGTCGCTGTATTTGGTGCCGTTAAAGCCAATCATGATGCGATCCAGCGACATCTGACGAGCCATCGCGGCGCTGATCAGCGGCTGGAAGTTCGGCATATGCGCCCAGGCATCGAGCTGTTCGTAGCTGATCCCGTAGTCGTAATTGACCTTACGGCACATGTAATCAAATGGCTCCATCGTATGATTTGCGCCCGGATTACGGCGGGTAGTGGTGCTGTTGTTGACACCAGCCATCGGGCCTTTGCTACCAATCAACACTTTCTGACCAATCTGCTGATTAACGCCAAACACGTTAATTTTGCTCAGGAAAGAATCGCTCTCCTGCGCTGCCTGCTCCAGCTTTTGCTGACGGGTGGGATCAACCGCAAATTTCGCAGCAACTGCCGCAGGTGATACGCCGTTTAACTGCGCCTGGCGCAAAATGTACTGGTCAAACAGCTGGCGGGTATTGTTTTCCATGTTCTCTGCTCTCGTTGTGAATATCAGTAATCAGCCAGTTGCGCGTTAGCGCCGCCGCCCGCCGGTGGTCGCTGGTTAAAGCTGGCATCGGTGGTGCTCAACTTTTGCCGCAGTTCGGCCAGCTCACTGGTGAGTTTCTCAATGGCGGCTTTGTCCTGCTGGCGCTCCTGCTCGGCGGTGTTAAAGCGGTCAATCTGCTCTGACTGCGATTGCGCCACGGCTTCAACGACCTGGTGCATCTGGCTGAAGCGCTGATCGTCGGTTTTCTGGCCCTTGCCGATGATGCTCATCACCCGGTTAAACCACTTAACCCCTTCATCACTGCGCTGGGCGGCCAGTTCGATCACCTCTGCCTCCAGGGCTTCGGTAAACATTGGCGCTTCGCCCTGCTGGTTGTTAAAGGCCATCACCGAGGCGCGTTGCTGCGCGGCAAACTTCAGGCGATCGGTACCCAGGCTCGCCGGGGTATCGGTCATCGCCAGCCCCACCACATAGGCTTTTCCGTTGAGGGCAAACTGAGGATGCAGCTCAATGCTTGAGTAGACTTTCTGGCCTTTATCGGTCATCTGCACCATGCGATCTGATGGCTCGATCTCGGCATAAAGGGCGGTTCGTCCTGCTAACGGGCCGTCGGTAATGTCTTCAGTGCTGAGTGCCACCACATCCCCCATCGCGCCAAAATCGCTGTTCGGGAACATAGAGAGATAGTGCTCAATGTTGACGCGTGCGCCGTACACTTCCGGGTTGTAATTCGCTGCCGCATCGCGAAGGTGCTGCGGTTGAATTTCGCGGCCATCAACGGTATTTCCGGAGACGGCAACGCGGAATTTCTTACGTGGTTTTGCTGTGCCTGCCATGTTCGTTTACTCGCTCGGTTTCTGAGTTCCCGGAGATGATGGCAGGGGGTGACGTGCGCTCTCAACGCGTTGTTGTTGTGAGGGAATCACCACAACCAAAAGCGAGCGAAAGGGCACGCGCGCGCGGGTTAATCTCCCCGGCAGGAAGCGAGGAGGACAAATGGCGATTGAAGAAGCATTCATCATGCAGCGGGCGCGGCAGCTTTACTGGCAGGGGTACCCGCCAGCGGAGATTGCACGCCTGATGGGTATTAATCAGAACACGGTTTACTCATGGAAAAAGCGTGATGAATGGGACGCCACGCCACCGATCCAGCGCGTGACGACGTCCATTGATGCACGGTTGATACAGCTCACCACCAAAGACAAAAAGACCGGCGGCGACTTCAAAGAAATTGATCTGCTTACGCGCCAGCTGAAAAAGCTGGACAACGGCACAACAGCCACCCAGCCGAAGAAGAAGATCCGCAAGAAACAAAACTATTTCTCAGAGTCGCAGATTGCAGCACTGCGCGAGAATATTCTCGGCTCGCTGCACTGGCATCAAAGAGGCTGGTACGACAACCACCACTGGCGCAACCGCATGATCCTGAAAAGCCGTCAGGTTGGCGCGACATGGTACTTTGCGCGCGAGGCCCTGGTGCGCGCCCTTTCCGACGATGTGAAGTACAAGCATCAACGTAACCAGATCTTTCTGTCGGCGAGCCGCCGCCAGGCGTATCAGTTCCGTAGCTTTATTCGCTCTGCTGCCGCTGAGGTTGATGTTGAACTGAAAGGCGGCGACATGATCCAGCTGTTTAACGGCGCCGAGCTGCATTTCCTCGGCACGTCCGCTGCGACGGCGCAGTCGTACACCGGCAATCTCTATTTTGATGAGTTTTTTTGGGTCGGCCAATTTGCCAACCTGAAGAAAGTGGCCGGTGCGATGGCGACGTTAAAAGGGCTGACGCGTACCTATTTCTCCACCCCGTCAGCAGAAAGCCATGAGGCTTACCCTTTCTGGACGGGTGAGGCATTCAACAAAGGGCGCAGCCACGGAAAGCGGGTTGAGTTTGATACGTCCTGGAAGACGCTAAACAGCGGGCTGATGTGCCCGGACAAAATCTGGCGCCAGATTGTCACATTGCAGGACGCTATCGATCATGGCTGGGATCTGACCGACATTGACGAAATCCGCGACGAAAACAGCCCGGAGGAATACGACAACCTGTACGGGTGCCAGTTCATCAAAAGCGGTGAAAGCGCCTTTGACTATAACCGGTTGCTGGCATGCGGTGCAGACGGCTACGACGACTGGCCCGACTGGCGCCCGTATGCCTCCCGCCCGATGGCCGATCGCCCGGTCTGGATTGGCTACGATCCCAACGGTGCCAGCGGTAAAGGCGACAGCGGCGCCATTTCAGTCAATGCCGTGCCAATGGTCGCCGGTGGCAAATTCCGCACCGTCGAGACGCTACGCATACGCGGGATGGAGTTCGAAGAGCAAGCCAATCTCATTATCGGCATGCTGAGTCGCTATAACGTGCAACACATCGGGATTGATGGTACCGGCATCGGTGAAGCCGTTTATCAGCTGGTTAAAAAGCACTTCCCGGCAGCAGTCTGCTACCAGTTCTCACCAGCCAGCAAACGCATGCTTGTGCTGAAGATGCAGCAGCTCGTTCGCGGCGGCCGCTGGGAATATGACCGTGGAGAGCTTGATCTCGTTGGCGCGTTCAACTCTGTTCGCAAGATTGTCACCCCCGGCGGCGTTATCACTTACGACACTGACCGCTCACGCGGCGTCAGTCATGGCGATCTCGCCTGGGCGACGATGCTTGCCACCATTAACGAGCCGCTGGGACAGGAAGGCGGCAGCAGTATGACAGTTACGGAGTATTAACCTTGAGCAAACGAAAATCCATGCGCGGCAGGCAGTATGCCAGGGAGCAGGCCGATCTCGCCGTCTCGCTAAAAGCTGCACCCGAGCTGAACTCGTTCACATTCGACGGACCCTGGCCGGTGAGTGGCGCGTATGACCTGCTCGATAATATGTACTGCGCCGATAACGGGCGATACTACGAAACGCCGGTTGACTGGTACGGGCTGGCCCGCCAGTTCGGCTATGCCAGCTGGCACCAGTCGGCTCTGTACTTCAAACGCAACGTGCTGGCCGGTTGCTTTATCCCGCACGAACTGCTTTCCCGTCAGGTATTCTCATCCTTCGCTCTGGACTGGTTCGTATTCGGTAACGGCTATCTGGAGATGAGGAAAAACCGGCTTGGCGGTTCTCTCGGCTTTCGTAACTCGCTGGCTAAATATACCCGTCGCGGCTCCGACATGGACACCTACTGGTTTATTCAATCCGGGCTACAGGATCACCAGTTTACAACTGGCTCTGTCTGCCACGTTCTTAGCCCGGATATTCACCAGGAGATCTACGGTATGCCGGAGTATTTCGCCGGTTTGCTGTCGGCTAACCTGGCACATTCTGCCGACAAGTTCCGCAAACTCTATTACGACAATGGCTCGCATGCCGGGTGTATCGTCTACGTGAACAGCGCAATGGCCGATCAGGAGAGCCTCGACAAGCTGAAGAAGACGCTAACAGATACCCGACGCGGCGGGGCATTCAAAAACATTCTTCTTCACGCCCCTAACGGCGGCAAAGACTCCGTGCAGATCCTGCCGTTCAGCCAGATATCGGCAAAGGATGAATTCGTAGGGGTGAAGTCCTCCACCCGCGATGACATGTTAGCCGCGCATCGGGTGCCCCCTCAATTAATGGGCGCCATTCCGGAAGGCAACGGATCATTTGGCGATATCGAGAAGGCGGCCCGCGTCTTCGCCGTCAACGAGCTGACGCCATACATGGAAGCCATGAAGCATGTTAACGACTGGCTGGGCGAAGAGGTGATCCGCTTCAATCCTTACGCACTGCTCGAAAGCACGAAGTAACACCAGGCCGCATCGTCCTTTTTGGCGGTGCGGTACCCGCCAACCCGTATCACCGCCCAGGCCACACAGGCCGTTCACTCACTTTCGAATCCCTACACCTCACCAGACGCCGCCAGCGCCATTCTGGCTCATTCACTCGTTCGCATCATCCTGATCCTGTCTCTTATACACATCT